TGTGCAATTGAGCCAGCGCGCATTGCTGGCTTGTAAAAACTATCGCGCTTTTGGCCGTAAAACGCAGACGCCATGAGCGAAGTGTTACAAAATACTTCACAAATAACACTGGTACGGCGTACCAGTTCGTTGTTATCCTTATCAAAGATAATATAACTCAAATCATAAACGAGCGAATGCTCGCCACGTACCTGGCGCGCGCCAGGTTGCAAAACGGTCTCAGTATCCAAAACTGCATAACTAGTCATTATTCTACCTCCAGAATAATTCATGCAAGCGCGGCCAGCTTGCAAATATAAAATGCCGCTTAAGTAATTATATCACACAACGGCAGAATGCTATTATTCTATTTTGAGGATAATATAGCGTGGGTGCAGAATCTGCACCCTTATTCTAGGTTGAGTATAATTAAAATAATGCCCTTGCGCAATGCAGAGTTAAAATTATTATTCTTTTGTTAGAATAATCCACTCACCGATTATTTTATTATTCTTACAAAAGATAACCACCTGCGGCTAAAATTCTACCACTCACTCACCGACTAAAATAACCACTCACCAAATAGTCAAAATTATGTTTTTTTTGTGGAGACACAAACAATTGTTCTATTATTCTAAACCTAGTATAATCTCTGATGCTACCTGCCGCACACTAACATTATTCTTCTTTTGGATAATACCCCTTATTTTAAGGTACAAAATTTTTCTTGACTTTTGAGGTTTTATGCCTGAGAGGCATTCTAAGCCGTTCTAAGCCCCACTTTTGAAAATTGCCTTATTTTAAGTTTTGGGAGTTTTGGGAACTGAAAATTTTTTATGAATTTTTTGTAAAAACTATTGACAGAGGCCTAGGTGTTGTGGTAAAATTTTGGCCCCAATTGTACTCTGATGAGAATAATACTAAACCTAGAATATTCTAAACTGAGAATAATACAAGGCATAAATTAAGCCCCGGCGGCTGGCCGGGGCTTAATCTTTAACAGGCTTCCAACGCTTCTTCAATTTCTGCGTTGAGCGTGGCCATCTCGCCTTCTTCAGCAAAATGGTCATACATAATGTATAACATGTTTGCATACTCTGTGAGTTTTTGGGCTTTTGCCATAAGGCGTTGGCATTTTTGAAAGTCTTTGTCATCAGCGGCTATTGCGGCTTCGTCCAGCAGTTCTACTGTTTTTTGCGCGTGCAGCGCAATTGCGCTTTCAAGTGAATCAACAACATATTCGTAATCGTTTGAAGTAGTCATTTTTTAACTCCTTAAGTTAAATAGTATTTTTATCAACAAAAACATGATATCACAAAAGCAGCCCCGCAGGGCTGCAAATTTTAATTTTTTTCAAATATTTTAATTATTTTTTCTAAAGTTAAATAAACGTCAAGATAGTTGGCGGCTTCTTGTATGTATTCTACCTGTTCATCTTTCAAGTTGTCATCATGAATAAAATAGTTAGCTTCTTCAAAACTTTCGAGCAAGCCAGCTTGCACCCCTTGCAGAAGTTCAATATCTTGTTTGGTAATACTTGTTTTTTCGTCCTCTGTTAGTTGTCGCTGTAATTCTTCCAGTTCACTATATGCCATATCAATATTTTTTAATTCTTCTGCATCCCTTGCATAGTAAATTAAAGTGTCCAGTTCCTCGCTACCTTCGGCAACTGCGCCTAAATCGCGCAGGCATTCTAGCGCATAGTTAATATTTTTGTTCGTTCCCTCGTGAGTGTTAACGATAGTTTGCATTTTTACTCCTTAAACAGTAACTAACATTACTATTCCATATTAAACTACTATTATCAAAATTGCAACTAAAATTTTGTTGTTTGTTGAGCAATAAACTGTTACAATGTTTCTAGTTATTAAACCGAGAGATAGGAAAAAACATGAGCAGGGTTAAATTAAATAATGAATATGAGTACACCACTATAGTTAGTGGTGTACTGGGGATAACGGCCGCCCAGGTGTACGCCACACCGGGCTGGCCAGTGCGTCGCAAGGTGGCCAAGATTGATACCATTGCAAACGTGGTGGTATTTTTTGGCGAGGTGTCAAAATTTGACATTGCAGCTGTAGCCAAAACTGCGGCGCAGCTAGGCTACCCAGTTAGGCCGTCAAAGTTTGCGGCCAAAGTATCGGCTGGCCTTAAGGCTGGCCATAGTTGCTTTAAGTTGTAAGGAGTATATCATGACAAATTTTAAATACGCGGGCGGCCTTGACCTAGCGGTGGCATACCTTGAAAGGTATGCCGCAGAGATTGAAGAGCGCCAGGAAGAACTGGCAGATGAACTAGCCGCCTACGGCCCGTTCATAGGTTTTGAAGATGACCAACGCCTGCACAATGAATTTTACACCTGCGCAAGTAACTTGCATAGGATTAAGGCGGCCACACTAGCCGCGCGCAAGGCTCACATATTTTTGAGTGAGTTTTACGCAGACCCAAACACAAGCCTGCGGGAACTGATTGACTGTTAAAGAGTACCCACCCCGCCCCACGTGGGGCGGGGTTTAGGGATATCGTTTGAAAATTTACTCATAGAGGTGCCGTTCACCCCATTCTCACGCAGTCAACAGAATTTCACGCAGTCCAGCAAAAACCGCAGTCCAAAGAAAACCATTTTCTTTCTTTTCTCTCTTTTCTTTCTTTTGGAAAGATTAAAGAAGAAAAACAATAAAAGAATATAACTAAAAACATTTAATAAAAACCAATAGGAGATTCAATATGTATATATTATATCATTAAAGATAAATATAGTCAACAAAAATATTTAATCAATAATAAAATATTTTATATAATATAATAAATAATAATATATAATATAATAAATAATATCTTGCGGCAAATAATTTTTTAAAATAGTTCTTGACAAATATAAAAAATATGATATAATATATACAAAACATTGAACAAGGAGATTATAACAATATGATATTTGATTATTCACTAAAAACACCTGAGGAAAGGGTAGAATACTGTAAAGAAATATTAAAAAATTCAAACCCAACCACTAAAGAATTAGGTTATATGTCAGATTATATTCTATTTACATTTGACAAAAATCAAACCAAGAAAGAAAAAAGAAAAGAACGTCCAATTATTACAAAAAATAGACAAGTTACTATTGATAAACGTCAAACTTCGCTAGAAACTTTAATAGAAAATCTAGAAATGGGCGAAAGTACGTTACACAACCTAATCAGAAATGATAAAAATCAGAAATTAGTAACAAAAGACCAAATTACAGAAGAAGAAATTGAAGTTTCCCCGCGATTAAAAGAAAATATCAAGGTAATAGAATCATTAAGCAAACAATTTCAAACAGCTACTGGACCAAAAAGATATTTTCTAAAAAAACAAATTATTGAAACATGGCAACAGATATATATTTTAAGAGCAGCCATGAACCCAGCACCATCTACCATTAAAGCATCTAACCAAATCAAAACATTTGCTAAGATGACAATAGATGAACATACATGGCTGGGTAGTAATGGTCTACCAAAATCAACAGGTGTTATTAATCTATACACACCTGAACATGTGTCATTCCTACTATGCTACTATAATCAATTAAAACAAGAGTGCGGCGATGACCTACAATCTGACATGCACTTTTTGCTAATGGACCTAGAGAGGGTAACACATAATGCCTTAGCAGAACATTACCCTGCCTGCTATGACCTTTTAATTTGGAAAATAGATGGTCTATCAAATGAACAAATTATTAAAAAGATGGAAGCAAAATATGGAGTGCGGCACACCGCACAATATTATTCCTCCTACTGGAGAAAAAAAGTTCCAAAAATTATAGTTAAGCAAGCACAAAAAGAATGGTTAGAATGGTACTTCACCAACAAAGAGTATGGGTCTTGGAGAGAGTGCGGCAAATGTCACAAAATTAAATTGGAACACCCACTATTCTATTCCCGCAACGTACATGGTAGAGATGGCTGGTATTCAATTTGTAAAGATTGTCGCAGAGTCGGTGAAGAAACTATTCTAGCACAGAGGGGAGGTGAGTAATATTTCTAAGAAACCTAAGAAGAAATGTCCTAAGTGCGGCAAATCAAGAGATGAAACAGAATTTATGGTGAAAAGAGAAGGTGGAAGAATGGACGTCTGCAAAAGGTGCATGACCGCACTAGTAGACAATAGAGACCCTTCCACCTTCTTATGGATTTTAGAAGAGTTAGATGTTCCCTATGTGGAAGATATTTGGATTAGATTAACCAATGAAATCTATCTACAAAATCCATCTAAATTTGGTCCATCTTCTGTTCTTGGTATATACAAAAGACAACTTCAATTATCACAATACAAAGGCTATGGATTCGCGGACAGTGATACTCTAAACAAAAGAAATAGAGGTAGTGATGACGCTGCTATGGAATATTATGATTCTTTAGTAAAGAAACTAGAGGCAGGTAAAATTTCACAGCAACAATTTGATGCGCTCAATCCTAAAAACAAACCATTAGAATTTGTAGAAGATGTCCCGCACACAGCGACAGAAGTACCAATGGAGGAAGAAGTGAAAGAAGATATAGTTGAAAAAGCTATTCCCGCAACTACCACTAAAGTAGAAAATTCCACCTCTACTGGTGAACAATTTATTCAACCATTTGAACAGGTGCGGGAAAATGAAATCAATAGTCAACTTACAGAAGAAGATATTCAATACCTAGCTGTTAAGTGGGGGACTATGTATAAACCTACAGAATGGGTATACATGGAAGACCTTTACAGTAAATATGTAAAAGAATATGAAATGAACACTGACCGCGAAAATAGTTTGCGGAAAATCTGTAAAACTTCCTTGAAATTTGACCAGGCTATGGACGTTGGTGATGCTAATGCGGCAAAATCATTCGCTAGCATTCTTGACCAGTTAAGGAAGAGTGCTAAGTTTACTGAAGCACAGAATAAAGAAGATGAGCAATCCCACTACCTAGACTCTGTTGGTGAATTAATAGCCTTCTGTGAGATGGAGGGGGGTATTATTGAGCAATATCCTGACCCGCAAGACTACCCGCAAGATAAAATTGATATTACTATTAGAGACCTACAAAATTATACTCAGAATTTGGTAAGTAATGAACATAACCTTGGTAATATTATTGAATCTTACATTAAGAAACTAGAAGCCAAAGAGAAAGAATCCGCGGAGCCTGAAGAAAATCAAGTAACCTCTGAGGGGGAAGAAGAGATAATCGCTAGGTCAAAAGAATTAGAAGAAGTATATGATTTTTCTAATTATATACAAAATGAAGTTGAGCAAGAAGCTCAAATGTTACTACAAATGACAGGAGGTTTAGACCTCTAATGGCTTTAAAAGATTTATTAAAAACAGTCAATAAAAAACAAAAAAAAGAAGATTGTGTAACCAAGGAGATGCTGTTAGAGAACCAAGATAAGTTGCGGTCAATCATTTCCTACTGGAGAGTATACCCAGATAGGTTTGTGGACTTCATGTGCAGTCTTAATCCTAACAACACCTTCCATTTTTATTTTTATCAAAGATTATTTTTGCGGTGCACGTTTAGATATCAATATGTCTATGCTACATTTGTCCGCGCCTGGTCTAAATCTTTTATGTCTGTTATGTCTTTGATGTGTAAGTGTATACTATATCCTGGAGCTAAGATATTTACTGTAGCTGGAGGCAAGGAGCAGAGTGCTTCGATTCTCGAAGCGAAGGTTTCTGAGATATGTGATTTAATTCCTGCTTTTGAAAAAGAGATTATTTGGGACGTTAGAGGAACTAGAGCAAAGACAAAGCAAAGTAAAGATACAGTAGTTTATTCTTTTCGTAATAAATCTGAGTTGCGGAATGTGGCTGCAACCGATTCTACCCGTGGTAAGCGTTTTAACGCGGGGTTGATGGAAGAATGTGTTGGCATTGACCAGGACATTCTTAAAACTGTTATTATCCCTACTATGAATGTAGATAGAATGGTAGCGGGGAATTGTCCTGACCCTAATGAACAATTAAACCAATCTCAAATCTACATCACTACTGCTGGTTATAAAGGTACATTTGGTTATGACCAGTTGATTCAAATTCTTTGTCAATCAGTAGCTAGACCAAAGAAAGCAATAGTTCTAGGTGGTTCTTGGAGAGTTCCTGTCTCTGAGGGATTGCTTGGAAAGAACTTCATTGATGATTTGCGGGCAGACGGTACTTTTAATGAAGCTAGCTTTGAGAGAGAATATGAATCAATTTGGACAGGTGATGTTGAATCAGCATTCTTTAATGTGGATAAATTTGACAAACATAGAGTAATCAAGAAAGCTGAAACTAAATATAGTAATAAAATTGGTAAAAATGGTTATTATGTAATGGGTGTTGATGTTGGCCGCAAAGAGTGTACAACTGAAATTGTAATTCTAAAAGTAACACCATGCATTACTGAAGAAGGTTTGAAAACACTAAAACAAGTAGTAAATATTATTACTTTAAGTGAAGAACACTTTGGTATGCAAGCCATTAAACTAAAAAGAATCTTTAGAGATTTCAAATGCCGCATAGCTGTAGTTGACGGTAATGGTTTGGGACAGGGCTTGGTAGATGCTTTAACAGTTGATACACTAGACCCAGAGACTGGAGAAACATTATATAACTGGGGTGTTTATAATGACCCAAATGGTACATATAAAAACCTTCAAACTCAAGACACAATTCATAATGCAATGTATATTATGAAAGCTAATCAAACCATCAACTCAGAATGTTACTCCTACTGTCAAACAGAATTATCTAGGGGACACCTTAAGTTCTTAATTGATGATATGATAGCAAAAGATGAATTAATAGCATCTGCGGGATATAGTTCAATGTCCGCGGGCAAGGTAGCAGAATATCTAAAACCATATGTTAATACTAGCATTTTGCGTGAACAGATTCTTAACCTAGTGGAAACTAGACAAGGTGCGCACATTATCCTTGAACAAAACAATCGCAGTATTCTAAAGGATAAGTTTTCTGCGCTAATCTATGGTCTTTACTATTGTAAACTAGAAGAAGATAGGAATGCCCGCAAAAAGACTAGGAACATTGAAGATTTTATGTTTTTTAATTAGTGGACAAAAAGTAATTATTGACCACTTAGAAAAATTATACTATATAGATAAAATTTTTTAGGGCAGAAGTGAATAATCCTCTGCCCTAAATTTTTAGTACTATATAGGAAGTGAGAAGACTATGTTATCTTCTAATTTAGAAATTAAGATTCATCTAATCCTAGAGTCTCTTGGTATTAATTTCAAAGAGGAATATGAATTTGATGACTTAATTAGTTCTAGTGGAAGGAAACTTAGATTTGATTTCGCTATTTTTGATGACAATAATAATCTAGTTTGTCTAATTGAAGCTCAAGGAAGACAACATTATCAGTCTGTTAAAGCCTTTGGGGGCAATAAAGGATTACACCGACAGCAGTATAATGATAATATGAAGAGACAATATTGTTTGAAGAATAGAATTAAATTAGTTTCTATTCCATATTATGATGAAAATAAATTAAGTAAAGATTATCTACTTAGGGTAATCAATGGATATTAACAAACCATAGGAGGTGAAATATTGGCTATATTAAAGGATAAATCTCAAAGAGATTTTAGGTTAACCAATTCTACACCGTCCTTAGATTTTAATCAAATTAAAGTTGGAAAAGAGAAATTGTCTAATGATGTTTTTCTAAATACAGATTATTACAAAAAGAAAGATTACAAATTTAGACAAGAAGATATTGAACGCGCTATTGTAAATAATAATTATAAAACAATGCGGGAAATTTCTAATCTCTTTTTTAATAGAAGTGGTATCTATTCCCGCCTATGCAGATACATGGCAGGAATTTATAGATATGATTTATTTACAACACCAATTGTCTATGACAGTAAGATTAAAAATGAAAAAGTTGTAGAGGGTTGGTACAAAGCTTGCAATCTCTTGGAACAATGTAATTTGAAACGCAACTTTGCGAAAATTGCACTAAAGGTTGTTAAGAATGGTTGTTACTATGGTTATAGAGTTGACCAGAAAACAGCCAGTTATCTCCAGGAACTCCCAGCCGACTATTGCCGCAGTCGTTATGACGTTAATGGTAAATATGCTGTTGAGTTTAATATAAAGTATTTTGAAAATTCTTTTAAGGACATTGACTATAGAATTAGAGTATTAAAAATGTTCCCTAAAGAATTTCAAAAGGCTTACATCTCCTACAAAAATGGAACTCTTGTAAAAGATTTTGCGGGAGATGAAAAAGGTTGGTTCCTCTTAGACCCTGAATATGCAGTGAAATTTAATTTGAATAATAGTGACGCGCCACTATTCTTTTCTGTTATTCCCGCGATTCTTGATTTGGAGGACGCTCAAGAATTAGATAAAAGAAAGATGGAACAACAACTTCTTAGAATTATTGTTCAAAAAATGCCAATTGACAAAAATGGTGATTTGATTTTTGATGTTCAAGAAGCTAATGCTCTCCACCGCAACGCGGTCAATATGTTAAGTAAAAGTATTGGTGTTGATGTACTAACTACTTTTGCGGACGTTGATAGTATTGACTTATCTGATAAAAGTAATGTTTCTTCTGTTGACCAGCTAGAAAAGGTTGAACGCACGGTTTATAATGAATCTGGCGTTGCTGGAATGTTGTTCAATACAGATGGTAACATTGCTCTTGAGAAATCAATCGCAAATGACGAAGCTATTATGGTAGATTTGTTATATCAATTTGAAGAATATGCTCAATCATTGTTAAAGCCCTTTAATAAGAATCCTAAGAGATTGCGGTACAAAGTTCAAATACTTCCTACCACAATTTATAATTACAAAGATTTAGCGAGTACTTATAAAGAGCACACAATGCTTGGTTATTCTAAACTGTTGCCGCAAGTTGCTTTAGGTCAGTTCCAGACCACTGTTATTGCGTCAGCTTACTTTGAGAACGATATAATGAATCTTAATGACCTATTCATAGCTCCGCAAATGTCATCAACCATTAGTTCTAGCGACAAGGACTCTAGCTCTACTGGCTCTGGTGACAAAGGTGGCCGCCCTGAGAAAGATGATTCTGAAAAGGCAGAAAAAACTATTCAGAATATTGAAAGCGGTGCCTAAATTATGGAAAATAAATTCTTAGCTTTGAGGGAAGGAGGTAGAAAAGAATAAATGGCTTTGAAGAATAAATCAGAAATTTCTGTAATCAATTCTCCTGAATTTATTAATCTCCAACCCTTAGATGTTAATCCTTTAATGTCTAAATGTCAAATTAAAGTATTTTATCTAGGTCAAAACCGCAATGGCTCTTATATTAATAGAGAAACGGCTGATGAAATGGCTAAAACATTGCGGGGTGTACCTATCGTTGCCTCTTGGTATGAAGATAAAGAGGATTATGGTGACCACGGGCATGTGTTACATATTGAAAATAATGAAGTATCATTCTCTACTGTAACTGTACCTTATGGTTTTGTAAGTCCAGATGCGGAAGTTTGGTATCAACAGTATACTGACACAGATGAATTTGGCAATAGCGTTGAGCGCACCTATCTTTGTACTACTGGTTATCTTTGGACTAGCCAATATGAAGAGCTAACCAAAGTAATTACAGAAGGCCAACCCCAGTCTATGGAGTTAGATGAAAGCACTTTAGATGGACATTGGGCACAAGATAGTAATTCAGGTATAGAATTTTTTATTATCAATGATGCAACATTTAGTAAATTATGTATTTTAGGTGATGATGTTGAACCTTGTTTTGAAGGTTCTTCTGTAGAGCCTGTGACATACTCTCTAAATGATACTGCATTTACCAATACATTGTTCTCTATGATGAACGATTTGAAAGATGCTTTACAATACAAAGGAGGGTCGGATATGCCTAATGAAGTAGAAGAAGCAGTAGAAGAAACTGTTGATTTTACTGAGCAAGAAATTGCGGGCGATACTGACATTGAAACACCTGCTGAGGACTTTGCCGCAGACGAAGAAGCTTCTGAAGAAACAGAAGAAGACTTTGCCGCAAAGGAAGAAGCTTCTGAAGAAACAGAAGAAGAAAATGATGAAGAACCTGAATCTGAAGATGAAGAAGAAAAACCAGCAGCAGAGCACTCTTTAGAAGATTATGAAGCACTTGTTGCGGAAAATCTCTCTCTTAAAGAGGAAGTTGAATCACTTCGTGAATTCAAGTTAGGCATTGAAAATGCTCAAAAAGATGCTCTAATCAATAAGTATCATATGCTTAGCGATGAAGATAAAGCAGATGTTATCGCTCATAAGAGTGAATATTCAATTGATGAAATTGAATCTAAACTTGCTTTGATTTATGTACAAAGAAATGTAGATTTTGAAACCCTAACAGGTGAATCTGAAGAACCATCTGAAGACGTTTCTGTTACATTTTCACTAGATGAAGAAGTCGCGGGGAATGCTGTACCTAGTTGGGTAGAAGCACTCCGTCATACAAAAGAATAGACAAACTTGAAGGAGGAAATAGCTCGTGGCTATTACTATTAAAAAGGACGGTTACGCCCAGGTAGAGCCAAATCATGTCTCTGCTCCACGCGATGGCCGTGTTTATGCGCAGCTACCTGCCGCGGACGATATTGAAGTCCTAGAGCAAGGTACTTTTGTTAAATATGATTATGCTAAGGGTGAAGTAAACTTTACAGGCAATGGTCCTTGGTTTATGGTTTACAATGAAGAGAAGCTCTATGACGAGCGTTATCAGATGCATAAACATTTTGCAATGAAGAAAGAAGAAGCACAAGGTGGCATTATGACCCCTCGTGTTTTTGGTATCGTTGCAGGTGACATCTTTACTACTAACGCTGTAGTTGAAGGTGAGTATGAACTTGGTGACCAGGTAGCTCCAGGTGCCGATGGTATTCTTGCACCTCTTGGTGAAGGTGCTGAAGCTGACCTTGTATTTGAGGTTTGCAAACTCTACACCATGCCAGACGGTCAGCCAGGTATTAAACTACGTTGCATTCAGGCTCGATAATCGAAGGAGGGGAATAGTTAATGGATTACAAAAATTTACGTGCTCTAGCTTCTGCGGCTGTTAAGGCCGAGAAGGGTGCTGCTGTTGCTTACTCCTTTGGTGAAGAGAAGTTTTCTACAGCAGAAGTTAATAAAGCTCTTTTTACAGAGTTAAATAAACTTTGCGGTGATTATCGTGATTACCGTGAAAATAAAAATCTAGTTTTCCGTCTTATTGAGGAAACTATTGATGAAGTTCTTCCTACCAAGGTTGAAGAACAATACATGCAGTTCGCTGAAACCAAGAACATTGCTCAGGGTGACAAGGCTGTATTCAAGAAAAAGATTACAGAAGCTTCTCGCAAACGTGCAAAGACTTTCGTTACACGCGTTGGTCTAGCAGGTCGCTATGAAGTATTCAAGCTTGATGGCCAGACCCTTGAAGTATTCCCAACAGCTATTGGTGGCGCAGCCCGCATTGAGTTTGAGGAACTTCTTGATGGCCGTTGGCAATTCTCTGAATTTGTTGATGTAATTCTTGAAGGCGTTGATGAATTTATTTACAAAGAGATTGCTAAGGCTCTTGAGGCTGTAGTTGATTCTCTCCCAGAACCTAACAAGGCAGAGGTTGCTGGTTTTGATGAAGATACTATGGACGAACTTCTTGCAATTGCGGACTCTTATGCAAAATCTGCAATTTATTGCACCTATGAGTTTGCGGCCAAGATGATTCCTGCTGAAGGTTGGGTATCTAATGAAATGAAGAATGCCCACTGGACACAGGGCTATCTCGGTGATTACAAAGGTCACCAGGTAGTTGTTCTTCCACAATCTGTAGAAGACGAAACAAATACTACTAAGGTTATTGACCCAGCTCAGGCCTACATTATCCCTACTG